GAGAATGGTCACCCGAGAGCAGAGGCAGCGAAGGCGCGCATCGCGGACTACGACCTCGCCCTGGAGGAGGAGGAGCTGCAGGCGAAGCTCGACGCGTTGAAGGCGAAGCGCCAGGGGGACGTGACCGTTTCACCCGGTACCGCCAGCCTGGCAGGCGGAGGCAACTAATGGCAGCAGACAAATGGCTCATCTACAACAAGTTCAAGGAGTATCTGGGCGACGGGAACATCGACCTGCCGACAATGCAGTAGGGACAGGTGATCTTGTGATCCTCGGTCCTCGTGACCGGCATCGTCATGGACCTTGCACGCATGTGTCGTCCTTGCGATTGAAGAACGTTCCGTTGTTGTCGTGTCTGCACTCGCGTGTATGGCTTTTGAGCGGCTGATCGTTTCTCCAATCAGACTTCCTACACTCACGAGCGCCGCGTCTCGTCGTCACGTCGATTCTCGCGCAGAATTCTGGCTGTGAACAACCCAACTCGTCAACAACTGTGAGCGGCGGCGTGAACGGACAGCGGTCGTTGTCGTTCGCCTCTCCGTCTCCGTCCGAGTCAGCGCAAAACGGTGGACAGGGCGGGATCGGGCAATCGGGACAGCAAGAATCACAAGCCGGACAGTCTGGACACTGAGGGCAACAGGAATCACAGTCGGGACACGGTGGTGGATCTGGACATGGCGGACAGCCGGTCCGATCGCACTTACAATCGGCGAGGCACTTGCCAGGGCATAGAGAGTCGTCGGCACCGTCGCACTCTTCCCTGCCTTCGCGGATGCCGTCTCCGCAGGTGCTCGGTGCCGGAAGGTTGGCGATGGCGTCCTGCACGTTGAACCGATTCACGGTCACGCCGTTGCGCGCGTCTCGTATCGCCACCCCGGAGTTCTTGAGAGCGTCGATGGCATCCTGGATGGTGGCGGGACTTGCACCGTCATAAACCAGCGCAACCGCGCCTGCTACATGTGGAGCGCTCATCGACGTACCCGAAGCGAAACGGTGGCCGCCGTTCAAGTCGGTGGAGAAGATCTGCGAACCGGGGGACAGGATGTCGAGAGCAGTGTCGCTGTTCGAGAAACCACAGATTGCGTCGGGTTTGGTGGTGCAGCCAACGGAGATGGCACTGGTAAGGCATGCGGGTGCCGAGATTCCCTGGCCGGTTCCGTTGTTGCCCGAGGCGACGGCGGAGGCGATCCCGTTTTGAAGGGCCAGCTTCATCGCGGCCTCCATCGCAGGGAATTGCGAATCGCATGGCGAGTCCATCGGCCCAGTACCCAAGCTCATGTTTGCAGCGCGTATCGGCACACCTTCGAGTACGACTAGGTCCACCATGTGCTCATAGGCCAAGATCAAGTCGGAGAAGAACGCGACCACTCCGCCGCTATTCGTGAATACGCGGATCGCAAGAATGTCGCCTTCGGGGGCCATGCCGGTCACGGTGGAATCGCTTGCGCCAACGATGCCTGCGACGTGAGTGCCATGAAAGCAACCCGAGCCAAAGGTGCAAGGTACGCCCGCCCCTGGACCGATCATCGTCTTTTGCCCGTTCGGGCAATCGGATTGATTAGCGAAACACGCTTCGCGTATGATTCGCCCGGTGAAGGCCGGATGGCTGGTTTCAACGCCAGTATCAAGTACGGCAATCGCTTGTCCGCGCCCCTTGATTCCCAAAGCGTGCAATGCCGCAGCTCCTACAAGCGGAACCGACTCACGCAGTTGCGGGGTTATAACCTGCAGCGTCGCGACCGCGTTCGTGTGGACCGACTCGACACCGTCCAGATTAGTTATCGCAGCACGAGATCCCTCTGGACAAGTGACCGCTATATAGGGGATGTATTTGAACCGACTTGTGACCTCGCAGTTGAGTTGTCCCCTCTTCAGCGCAGTGGCAACCCGGTCCTGAGCCCGCGAGAGCCTACGTTGTGATTGCTGGGCGAGGATCTCTTGCCCGGTAGCCGCTTGTGGCGCTTGGACTTCAACGATCAAATGGTCTGCTCTTGCAAACAAAGCTCCAAAAACGGCACCGAGCGTTAGGACCAGAACTGTGAGCAGCACTACCAATGCTGCGCGCATCATCTCTTCCCCTTCTTTTTGCCCCGAGGCTTGCGACCGCTGGGCTTGACCTGGAATTCCCTTTCCTTGTCCGCCAGCCAGTCCCAGACGCGTTTCCACCACTTCAAAGTGCCATCTCCTCGAGCAAGAACTTGAACTCGTTCGATGGTAGAAGCATCCACACGTCGGAGTTCTGCACGACGACGAACAGGCGGCCGCCATCCTGCAGCGCGATGAACTCCTCGCCGAAGCCGTCGTTCGGGTGGAGGTTGTAAAGCTCGGCGAACCGCTCCACCGCATTGTTGAACTCACCGAAGTCGGCCTTGAGCTTCAGCTCCAGCGTTGCCATCAGATTGTCACCCCGTGATCGCCGATGGCCCGGTCAGGCTGCGCGAAGCAGTAGGCGACTCCGTCACCCCGGTCCGGGCTGACGAGGCCGCGCCTACGCATGTCGTCCTTCGATTCGATCACGATCTGGCCTCGGCTGTTGAGCTTCCACTTGAGGGACGAAAGCTGCGCGGCCAGCTCGTCGTCGTTCGGGTCGATGTCGATCTCGCCCGACTCGAACAGCTCGCGCAGGGTCCAGAACCACTCAGCCCTGCGGTTGAGGAAACGCTCCGGGTCTCGTGGCCTGGTGCCACCGTGAGCAGGCTTGACTGGGTGCTTCTGCTCGACAAGGCGATCCACCACCCCGGCCCCTAGGCCGTCGGCGTCCACATGCGCGATGGACGCTTTCGAGACCCGGAGCGCCTCGATGATGTGCCCCACGGTCTGCATCGTGTCCAGGCCGCGCGACGAGTGGATCAGCCGAACGACCGGCCCGCGGCGCTGGTAGATGACCGTCTCGTCGCCACCCATCCGGGCCACGTCCACCCCGAGGTGGTTGACCCCGTTGGGCTCGAGCGTGCGCCGCTGGGCGTGTTCGATGAGGCTGAGCGGGATCAGCGAGTCGGTCGCCTGCTCTGGGAACTCGGCCAGTACGCGGGATTGATAGACAGGGTTCTCGGGCCCCCACCGCACGTATCGCTCGGCCACCCACTCAGGGGTGATCAGGTGTGGCATCGGGAGGTCCCGGCCGTTGACCTTGGCCTCCCAGGTCCGCTCCTGGATGTCCTTCGAGGTGATGCCGAACTCGGTGAAGTTCGGCGTGTCGAACGCCGAGATGCTGCGCTTGGTCACGCCGGCCGTCTTGAACGCCTTCGCAAAGTGGGACGTGGGGTCCGTCGGGTTGCCGATCATCAGGAGGCGAGTGACTACTCCACCGGCCAGGATCGACTGGACGCCTTCGAATACCAGTTCGCTTACCCCAGCCGCTTCGTCCACTACCACGAGAACGTGCTTGGCATGGAAGCCCTGGAATCGCGTCGCATCGTATTCGCTCGCGGTGAAGCCCATCGCGTACCAACCGTCCTCGAGGTGCACTTCCTGGATGAGCGGGCTCGAGCCACCTAGAGGCATGACGGCGTGGGAGTGTGCCGTACGGATCTCCTGCCACAGGATGTGCTTGACCTGGCGGTCGGTCGGCGCCGTCGTGATCACCACAGAGGGGATGTGGGTGTGGAGGAACCACAGGACGATGCGGCCGCTGATCCAGCTCTTGCCAGCGGAGTTGCAGGACTTGACCGCCACCTCGCGGTTGTCGCGCAACGCGCAAGCAAGCTCAAGCTGGGCGGACCAGGGCTTGTCCCCAAGGACCGTCTGCATCCACCAGCCAGGGTCGGCGCGCCCCCACTCGTAAAGCTGGTTCGTTTCCTGGTCAGACAGCGCCTCAGGTATCACTCAAGGCACTCCAGGCCGACGAGCGCCCTACGGAAACAGACGAGTGTCAGGATGTCCAGGCACTCGTCCGCTATTGAGCAATGAGTAAAGGGGCACAGGGCACCCCCAATGTGCCGCCGTCATTGCTGGGCAGGCTATCGCCGAAGGCGTTGACTGCCTTTGCGGTAATGACATGCACTCCGCAATCGAGCACCAGGTTCAACGATGAAACCGTCGACCCATCTGACACGACGCAGCCCACGCTGACGGCTTCGTCGAAGAAGCAGATCGTGTCGGTGTTGATCGATGTAGGTTGCGCCATCAACGTGTAGGTGCCGTCGACCTCAGGAGTGTAGGTTACTACCTGTGCCAGTATGAACAGTGCCAGTAGACCGTGCATCTCGTGCGCCTTTCTTGTTATGCCGTCTCGCCCTGCCCCCAGCACGAGACGGCGCATCGTTCTCTGCCAACTCAAAGACACGACGCAGAACATCGTCAACGCTCTCGCCGAAGACGCCTCGCTTAGCCACCTCGCGATATACGTCGAGGCTAAGCCGACAGGTGATTGATTCGTCGCTCGCTCTGCTCAATGGCCCTCCGTCGCCGCTTCGCAATCATCTTGTCTATAAGTGCATCGTGGCCGATGTCCGTTAGCACTCGCGGATACATCAACCTTCGCTTTAGCTTACGCATGATTCCGTCGTGGATCTGATGGACACGGCTCTCGGTTACGCCCAACCGATTGCCGATCTCGGTCAGCGTGACGTCTTCGTAGTAGCGGAGGTAGACGATCTCGACCTCGCGAGGGTAGAGCGTCGCGAGCATACCGCTTAGCAGCTTGGTGTCGGTGGGCCGCTGGCGCTCAGTGTTGAGGCAGCGGTCCTCATCTCCACCCTCCAGGTCCGCGAGAGGTTGCAGGTTGAGCCAGCTGCCGAGCCTGCTAGCTCGCGCGATGGGGATGTGCGGGTCGTCCCGAACGGCATCTGTGAACGCGCCAATGACACGCGCAGAAGCGAAGTTCCAGAAGCTGCCGCGCGTGGGATCCCAGCGCGGTCGCGCACACAGCATGGCGATGACGCCTACGTGGTAGAGGTCTGCGAACTCCATGTAGCCCGCGAGCAGCTTCCCCCAACGGGACCAGTAGAGCTTGGTGACGACCTCGACCTTGGGCAGGTACTCCGAGAGGTCAGAGCGCGAAGCTCCTGACATCGAATGCTTTCCCGAGCCACTGCTTCCAGATACAGAACTCACGGTTGCCCGTCTGCTCGTTGTGGTAGATCGACCAGCGAGTGCAAGGCACCAACTGCTTGAACCAGACCATCCTGTTGAATCTGCGCTTGCCTTCTCTCATCTCGGCCATTCCCCGGCGTCGGCATCAAGCCACGCTTTGATCGCTTGCTTTATCTCTTCGCTAGGCACTTACTTGTTCCCGTCACGCCAGAACCCGTCTGCCAGCAACCGGCGCTCGATTTTGAACTGGATCGGGTGACCAGGCCCGGAGATGAACGTGACCTCATCTACGAATTTCTTCATGTCCTCGATCTTGTCTTCCGGGACGATGAAGCCGCCCAGGTCTTCGGCCAGCTCTTCGACCTTCGGCTTGCCCACGAGAGCGACAAGCGGTGCTACGAGCAGGCTGCGCAGAAAGGTGCGTCTCTTCATGGCTCCCTGCCCACAGCTCTAGTCGCGATGTCCTTCCAGGTCAAGCTCACCGGACTGCCCCCGGCACCCGTCACCTCGATCGCCTTCGGGGGTTCGCGCATCCCGAGGTGTTGCTTCCCCCACCAAATCTGGGCCACGACATTGCCACCCACAGCGCTAGCGTGCATCGCTCTGCGGACCGCAACATTGCCTTCGTCACGGGCCTGGGAGACGATCACTGCGAAGGCTTTGTCGTTCTTCATGCGGCGCTCGAAAGTCGCCAGGCTCACCTCAAGCACGCTGGCCATCTCGTGATACGGGCACTGGAGGCGAGCAAGCCTCTGCAGCAGGTTGAGATCGATTTCCTTGCGTTTCGCTGGCATGGGAGCCTTTTAGGGAGACCCTCAGTTCGGGACGAAGAGGTCGCCCCCTGCCACTGCTGTCAGTGGATTTGCAGCCGCACGTTACGGTGCAAGGTCGACTCAGAGGGCAAGGTTGGGAGCGCTACGGATTCGAACCGAGACACCCAAGTAGCGTTTCTCGAGTGTTGCCACCCCGCGACGTCTCGCGAGATTCGCTCCCTTGGTGGCGTGGACACCTCTCGACGGACCAACCCGGGAGGGGCTCAGAAAGTTGAAGATTCGAGGTGCCCACGCCTCGTCGTCAGCATTCTAAGGGAAGTGGCGGGCCGACCACGAGTCAGCTTCCGCACTCTGGGTGGAAACGGTACGGTTGCTGCCCCCGATTTGTCAAGCGAGGTGTATTGATCACCCACCGTTGTTCCAGTTTGCCTTTAGGATCCGGTAGCTTAGGACTTCCCGCGAGTGCTGGACGATTGTCCTGACCCGCTTGGTCGTCCAGCTACGTTTGGATCTCGGGTACCGCTTGCGGGCAGTGAGGGCGACGTCCCGGTAGTCGCCAACCTGCTCGCACAGGTAAAGCTGCACATAGATGCGTCGCTCCCAATGGCCCAGCAGGGAGAGCCACTTGGACAACGTCCCCAGCTCCGAGTACAGGTCCTCGATCGAGGTGCGCCTGCCGCCCTTGACCTCGCGCTTCATCAGGAATCCAATCTCAACACCCCACGGGTCTCCGCACTTCACGCAGACCCACGCAGTGCGGATGGTCCGGCCCTGCTTGTCGAGCTGGATCAGCTCCACGCGCTCCCTGGACCCGCAGCCGCCCCGCTTGCACCTGTAGCGGAACACGTAGCCGGAGGATGCGACTGGGTTCTGTCCCCGGGCCGAGCCCAACCGCTCGAGCAGCTCCATGTACCGGTAAACCACCTGATCGGGACTCGAGAAGGGCCTCATGCGTTGGGAGTGGTCCAGCATCGCACGCGAGTTGCCTTCCTGTGCGAGCTGAGCATTTCCGCGCACTTAGCGCTCTACCGTTCCGCGTGGAACGTTGCTATGTGTGTTCATGCCTCGCGGATATTCCTACGTGCCCACTCGGCAATGAGCAAGGCATCGGCGCGACCGTGGTTCGTTTTGGTCAACTGTTTGCCAGCGTTCGGGAACAGCCGCTTGGCCATCAGCACGCGCTGTGCCTTCTCTTTGCCGGCGCGCATGTCTCCCACCCATTGCCGCGGCTGAACGATGACCGACCGCAGCCGCAAGCTAGCAATGATGCCACGCCAGAGCCCGTATCCAACGCCCAGCTTCAACATCGAAGACACGCCTTGGCCCGGCCTCGCGCTCTGGGATTCGATGGCGACGATGTAGTCTTCCGCCCATCCAGTCGTCATCGAAATTAACACGCCCGCCATCTCGCCGTCATCGTAGTCCTTGCGTTTGCTGCCAGCGAACCCGATCACGGGAGTGTCAGCCACTCGGATGAAGATACCCTCCGTCGTAATGGACGCGATCGCGCCCGTCAGGCCTGGGTCGATGCCGATGTAGAGCTTCACCCCTTGTGCCTCAGGCCCGATGTCATGCGGTCCACCAGGTCCCGGAGATCCTCGTTCTCTTTGCGCAGGCGCATGAGCACTCCCAGCAACATGCAGATCTGGCAGCCCTTCACGATGTGGATGCCGTCGTGAGCGTTTGCCGTGACGTGCTCGTGCTGGAACTTGACTAGCTCGTAGTCGGTCATTGAAGCAACCGATACACCGTGCGCTTGATCATAACAGCCGCCCTTTGAAGCGCTTCCAATAACCGCTTGTTCTCTTTCTGAAGCTCAACATTCCGCCGACGAAGACGAGCGATCTCGTCTGCCATTTCTTTGAAGGTCAGGTTGGCAACCATCGCCTTGTCCTCTCAGAAGTCCGCATCTAGCGGGTAGTGATGCACGTCGATGTCGTCCAGCATGGCCTCAACGATCTCATTGTAAACCACGATCATGCAATCGCTCGCCCGCGCCTCGAGAAGATTCCGGAAGGTCGCCCAGATGTACTGGACGCCAAGATCGAGATAGCTTGCGCTGTGCATGTCGTTCTTGATCGAGAACAACGCATGAACCTGCAAGTCGTCAACCAATTTCGTCCCCTTCGTAGCTATCCTTGCACTCCTTGCACTGCCAGACCTCCGTCTCGAAGTCGATCTCTTGTTCCACGAGGACGTCGTTGTCCGTCCTTGGCCTGACATACGCGGCCTCGCCTTCGTCGATCTTCCTGCCGCACACGTCGCACCAGACGTAGCTGGTCATATCAATCCCTCTTCCATGGCCAGCCACTCCGGGATCGTGACCGTGTCGAAGTCCAGCTCGATGATCTGGCTGAGCGGCAGCCATACCTCCCGCCCCTCGATCGCCAGCAGGATCGCGCCATCCGTCCGCGTGACCTCGTGTTCGTACTCTATATCCACCACGTGAGTCTGACCGTGTTCCGTCATTCAGAGGCTTTTCCAGCGGGTGGTCGGTCAAAGCCATAGTTGTAGGCTCCTGGCCACCTGGTTGCCTCTCTGGGTGGATCGAAGTTCATCGCGATCGGCGCTATGAAGTCACCATACTCGGCGACCTCCTGTGCGCGTGATTCTGAGGAATACACCCCGCGGAAATTCCATCCCATCGCTCCGCGGTGTTCGCGCTGGACCGTCCCAACGATCCACACCACCTTCTCTTCGTTCTGATCCATGTCGGTCAATTCGGACTCCTCGTGGCTAGGATCAACGATTCCGCCTCGATCTGGGCAGCCAAGTCGCGCAGCATCTTCGGCATTGTGCGCATGAGGTGGGCCGGCAGCTGGGCCGAGAAGCCTGAACCCTGGTAGCCGCTGCACACGATCAAGATCACGCCGGCCGCGCGCGTGTGCTTGCGAACATCGGTGCAGACCTGGTCGTACTTGCCTGGTCCAAGCATCACAGATCCTCCTTGGGCCTGTTGTCCTCCACGATGACTTCGGTTGCGACAAGGACGATGTTGATGCTGAAGCCATCCTCCGACGTGATCTGCATATAGACACCCGAGCCGTCTGTGGTCGGCGCGAGATGGATCTTCAGTGCCTGCCCTATCACCGCCATTTTGTTCACAGCTCCTCCTTCATCGCGCGGATCCTCACGAAGAGATCGGGTTCTGAAGTGAAGCCCGGCCGAGAACTCGACGCGCTTGTGGCGGAGAAGGTCTTT